CCAATATCACAAAGTTTACAGCAATTAAAAGACGAATTATTTAAAAACTTACGTTATCGTTTGGGTGACGGAATAGTAGATGTAGAACTGGATCCTGAACACTACGAAGCAGCCTATCAATATGCAATTAAAGTTTATCGTCAACGTGCGCAGAACGCTACGATAGAGTCCTATACTCTATTTGAAATACATAAAAATACAAACGTTTATACTTTACCGGATGAGTTTATCAATGTTAGACAGTTGTTTCGTAGAACTGTTGGACTTGAGACAGGTCCATCTTCTAGTAGCTTTGATCCTTTTAGTAGTGCTATATTAAACACATACCTACTTAACTACAATTATGCAGGTGGTTTAGCAACATACGATTTTTATGCAGGATATATAGAATTAGCAGCACGTATGTTCGGTGGATATGTAATTTACACATTTAACCCTGTAACTAAAGAATTACGTATCGTGCGTGATCCAAAAGGTTCAGGTGAAAAAGTTTTAATTTGGGCTGACATTCAAAGACCTGAGATAGAACTATTGCAAGATCCGGGAGCAGGAGTTTGGATTGGTGATTGGACACTTGCGCAGTTAAAGAGTATCTTAGGTGAAGCACGTGAAAAGTTTGCAAGCATTGCAGGACCAGCTGGTGGCACAACATTAAATGGTACTGCTCTCAAAGCAGAAGCAAAAGCGTCACAAGATCAACTTATTGAGGATTTGCGTAGATACGTAGATTATAGCCAACCGTTAACTTGGATACAAGGTTAACCTTTAACTTATGAAATATTTCTTTATTGTAATATAATATGTTACAAGGAGATAAAATGCTAGTAAGCGTTACTGGATTCATCGGATCAGGCAAAGATACTATTGCCGACTACCTCATCACAGAACACGGATTCAAAAAAGAAAGTTGGGCTGGCAGTCTTAAAGACGCAGTATCACACATCTTTGGTTGGGAACGTGAATTACTTGAAGGCACTACAAAATATAGCCGTGAATGGCGTGAACAAGTTGATCTTTGGTGGAGTGAGCGATTAGGAATTGAGAAACTTAGTCCACGCTGGGTCTTACAACAGTGGGGAACTGAAGTAGGTAGGCAAAGCTTTCATAACGACATTTGGATAGCAAGTTTAGAAAATAAATTGCGTCAAAGTAGGGATGATATTGTTATTACTGACACACGTTTTGCTAATGAAATGGAAGCTATTAAAAGACTTGGTGGCATAACAATTAGAGTACATCGTGGACCTAAACCTGACTGGTATGATGATGCTATATCAGTTAATAAAGGACCTAGGCATATTGGTTGGTCACTAAGCAAAGATAGACTTGGGAAATTAGGAATACACCCTAGCGAATATAGCAGTGTAGGACTAGATTTTGATCATGAAATACATAATGACAGCACAATTGACGATTTATTTGACTTAAATAGGTCTACGTTGTTTAAATTTCCGTCAATGTGAAATACTAATAACTGACTATCGTAGAGTTTTTTAAACCCGCATATATCACATGTGGGTTTTTTCTTGTACCCTACTAGCTTCCATTTGGGCTGCTGCGGAGTTAGCTTTTTATTCTTTCTCCTGCATTCCTCACACTTGCTTCTGTAATGTCTGACACCATCCCTGTAATAATTTGCAGCACATGGGTTTTTATTACAAACTTTACAAATAGGTCTTTTCATATTCTTATTTATAGCCAACTCTTCCCAAAGAGTTCACAGAACCGTAAATTCTAGAAAATTTAATAAATATAATTATACTAGGGAGTTAACCCTCAAAATCATAACATTAAAGGAAATATAAAATGGCTCTAACATCACCAGGCGTAGAAGTAACAATTATCGATGAAAGTAACTACGCACCAGCCCAAACGAATTCAGTACCCTTTGTTCTTCTTGCTACAGCACAAAATAAATCAAATGCTGCAGGAACAGGAGTAGCTCCTGGTACAATCGCAGCTAATGCTAATAAAGTATACAAAGTAACAAGTCAGCGTGACTTAGTTTCTCTATACGGTAATCCGTTCTTCTATAAGACTACAAATGGTACTCCTATTCAAGGATATGAATTAAACGAATATGGACTACTTGCAGCTTACTCTACTCTTGGTGTTACAAACGGTATTTGGGTTCTACGTGCTGACATTGATTTAGCAAGTTTAGTAGGAACATTAACACGTCCTAGAGGCAATCCAGCAGATGGTACATATTGGTTAGACACAACTACATCAAGTTGGGGTATATATGAATTCAACAAATCAACTGGAAAATTTACACAACAAACTCCTATAGTACTTGTAAACCCAAGTGATTTATCCGGTGGTTATCCATTACAAAGTATTGGAAATATAGGCAGTTACGCAGTTTATCCGGTACAGCCTGCAACTGTCAATCCATATATCCAAAGCATGATGTTTTATAAGAATTCAAGTAACACTTGGGTACAGTTAGGAACTATTGAATGGGCAAAGAGTGTACCTGCAGTGATTGGTACTGTATCAAATCCAACGTTGGCCGCAGGTTCTACTTTTACAACTGCAGTAATAGGACCAAAAGTAAACTATAGTTTCGTAGTACAAGTTCCAGCCGCCCCAAATAACAATGTAGAAGGTGTTGCTGCAGCAATTAACGGACTAAACCTAGGCGATATTTCAGCGAGTGTTATTAGTGGTAGATTAAATGTTTACTATAGTCCTCAAGTAGAATATCCACCAGAGAATACATCTTATCTTCAATTTAGTTCAAGTGATACTGTTTTAGCTGATATGGGTATTTCAAGTACAAGTAAATTTTATCCACCTGAAATCATTGCAGGTGGTTCATCTCAAATGCCTCTGTGGACCTCAGGTCAGAGCAGACCTCATCCAACTGGAAGTGTTTGGATAAAAACTTCAGTAGCAGGCAACGGAATGAATATTGTAATGCAAGAGTTTGTAACTACGGCTTCTGCGTTTGTACAAAGACCGGTTGGAATTTATCCTAACGTATCTCAAGCTACATTTGAAATAACTGGGACAGCAGGTGGTCAAAACATTCCGGCTGGTACTTTAATTGGAATATTTGCTTCATTAGGAAACGTATCAACAAATATATGTAACAACTTATACTTTTTTAAGAGACTCGTAACAGGACCTACAGTAATAACAGGTACAGTAAAAAATCCAGTATTACCTAATAGTGCTTCTTTTTCTGTAGTTTTACCTGTAAATTTAAATCAAGTATACAACATAACATTACCTGCAGCAGGAACTGTCGGTGCTGCTGAATTTGTAATAGCATGGCAAAATGCAAATATACCTAATACAAGTGCATCAGTAACAACAGATGGATCAATTCAACTAACTCAAACGATAGGCGGAGAAGTATACTTAATTCCGAATTTCAATTATCCTGACTTGTTGGATTTAGCAGGACTATCATATTCTGTAAATTCAGCAGTTCAACCATTTGTATTTCCTAGTTTACCTATTTTAAATGCACCTCAGTATAGTACAACTGGAACAGGAACTGGATGCAGTATAAATTTAACTTATAGTGGAGATGGATATATACCATATGGTGTTGCAACAGGTGGCTCATCGTACAATGTAGGGGATGCTATAACGATACAGGGTTCGGATTTAGGTGGAATAACTCCTAATAATAATTTAGTAGTAAGAGTTATGTCAGTTAATTCAGGTGCTGTAACTTCCATTGCGTATGTTTTGGAGAAAGATTGATTATGTTGCAAATGAAGGAGCACCGTTTACTAATCCAATAAACAACACTAATTGGTTCTATAGTACAATTGATCAAGTTGACATTATGATTCAGCAAGCAGGCGCTTGGACAGGTTATAGAAATGTAAATTATGATTCTTCAGGTAATCCTGTAGCGACAGGGACAAATACAACAGACCCTAATGGAGTTATAGTAAGCGCAACTGCTCCAACTGTTCAAAGTGATGGTACTAATTTAGCATACGGAGACTTATGGTTAGATAGTAGTGATCTAGAAAATTACCCAGTGCTGAGTCGTTGGCAGAATTCAGATGGTATCGATCAATGGATATTGATTGATAATACAGATCAAACCTCAGGTGACGGTATACTTTTTGCCGATGCACGTTGGGCAGGAAACGGAACCACTGATCCTATTAGTGATCCTATTCCTAGTGTAGTAAGCTTATTAACCAGTAACTATCTTGATTTAGATGCACCTAGTCCAGCTCAATACCCAACTGGTATGTTATTATTCAACACACGTAGATCAGGCTACAACGTAAAACAGTTCAGATCAAATTATTTCAATGGTCAAACTTTTGGGGAAGTAACACTTCCGGTTGTCAAGAATGCTTGGGTAAGTTCAAGTGGATTACAAACTGACGGAAGTCCTTACATGGGTAGAAAAGCACAACGTTCTATGGTTGTAAAAGCACTTATTGCATCTATATCTACCAATCAAACAATACGTGAAGAAGATAACTTCTTTAACTTAATGGCATCTCCAAACTATCCTGAGTTACAACCTCAAATGGTAGCTCTAAATAATGAACGTGGTAATACTGCGTATATATTAGGAGATACACCAATGAGACTAAGCGATCAAGCTACTGACATTGAAGCTTGGGCTAAAAATACAGCAGGTGCAGCAAGCACAGGTGAAGATGGATGTGTTACCCGTGATGAATATATGGGATTGTTCTATCCAAGTGGTTTAAGTACAGACTTAACCGGTACTCCAGTAGCAGTTCCACCAAGTCACATGATGCTACGCACATTCCTACGTAATGATACAATCGCTTATCCTTGGTTAGCACCAGCAGGTACTCGCCGTGGTACGATTGACAATGCATCAAGCATTGGATACGTAGACGCAGCTACCGGTGAATTCCAAGTTATTAAGAATCGTGTAGGAATACGTGATGTTTTATATAGTAACTTTATTAATCCTCTTGCATTCTTTACTAGTGTAGGATTATTGAATTATGGCAACAAGAATAGTAAAGACACTCAATCAGCACTTGATCGTATTAATGTCGCTAGACTTGTTAATTACATCCGTGAAAAACTAACTATATTAGCACGTCCGTTCGTATTTGAACCTAACGATGCATTAACAAGAAGTCAAATTACAAGTGTAGTACAGACCTTGTTTGTAGACCTTGTCGCTAAGCGTGGTATATATGACTATTTGGTTGTTTGTGATGGTACAAATAATACTCCTGCTCGTATAGATGCAAATCAACTATGGATTGACATTGCGATTGAACCTGTTAAGGCAGCTGAGTTTATTTACATACCTGTAAGAATTATGAATACAGGTGAAATAGCTGAAAGAGGTTCAACTATTTTCGGTTAAACTTGAGAATTTTTTAAGATAAATACATTAAGGAGATACACAAATGGCAACAGCATCACAATCATTGTTCAATATGTCTGTAGGGCAAGACAACACGCCCAGCACAGCAGCACTGTTGATGCCAAAATTACAATACAGATTTAGAGTTTTATTTTTAAACTTTGGTGTGGGCGGTTCTACTCAAGAATTAACCAGACAGGTTATAGACGTAGCAAGACCTCAGGTAAGTTTCACTGAGATTCCAATCGACATTTATAACTCTAAACTATATTTGGCAGGAAAACATGAGTGGCAGATGACCACAATAAACCTACGTGACGATGCAACAGGCAGTGTTGCAAGATTAGTAGGCCAGCAAATACAAAAGCAAATGGACTTTGTTGAGCAAGCAAGTGCAGCAACAGGTCAGGATTATAAATTCCAAATCAATTATGAAGTATTAGATGGTGGCAACGGTACAGCA